GTTGCCGAGCCAGGATGTATTGACGACAACCTGTTTCGCTATGCCGTCAGTCACCAGCCATTGCAAGGCATCGGACGCATAGCGGCGTGCAAGGCCGAGCGTGTCGCGGGTTTTCTTCGCGCGTTCCAGTTGCCAGAGGTTCGATCCCAGCGGCTGATCGTTGTATGGATCAGCCCACCAGCCGCGCCGGTCGGACGTTCCGTCAGTTGGCACGAAGTCAGCCGTCGCCAGCTTGTCGGTGAACAGCGACACGAGGCACGCTGTCTCCAGGTCCTGGCCGGTCTGCAAATCGCCTTCTGCCAGCGACCAGTCGCCCTGCGCATTGACGTTATCCCACGCAATGAAGACATCGCCGGCATCATGGGCAGGCGGCGGCTGCGTGCCGTCTGAAACGATCCACAGGCCCAGGTCTTCAATCCAGGACATTCAACCGGCTCTCCAGGTCTGCGACCTTTGCAGCAAGTTCCTTCGTCGCGTTGACCAGGGCGGCAATGATCGCCGTGGTGGTGACAGCAAGCGACGGATCGTCACTTTCCAGAGTGCCGGCACCATCCGGCAAGGCTATGCCGATTGCGCGCACTGCTTCAGGAATGATCGGGCGGACCTGTTGCGCGCTGAAGCCAATCTCAGGCGGATGGATGACTTGCTTGCCCTGCGGCGCGGGGAAGCTGATCCGAGTGAAGTTGATCGGCTCCAATTGCAGGATTTCAGCGAGCCCGATTGTTGCTGGTGAAATGGCTTGCTTGCCGCGCACATCGGAATAGTCAAGGTAGGGACCATAGCCGCCAAGGCTGCCTACAGCGTTATAGGAGAGATTATCCGATGTCCGCATGATCAGCAGTGCGCCATTTGGCGTCTGCCAATAAAGCTGCCCATCCGTGCGACCCCAGGTCCAATACCAGCCGGCTTCGAACTGGAAATAGATAGAGGCGGAATCGCCGGTCGCGTAGAAGTTGTCTGAATTGCTGGTGTTGAACCACGTTGTCGTGCCAATGCCAATGGAGCCTGTTACGTTGAGGTTGCCCGACGTATCGAGCGACATCGCGGTCGCAAGCGGTGCCAGATCCCCCGCGTTGCCGCTGGATGTCGAGAACCACACCAAAGACCCGTCAGCTTGCATCGAGGTTGCATAGCCGAAGCCAGCATTCCAATACCGGTAGCCAGTGTCTGACCAGTAAAGATTGACGGCCCAATCATTCGCCGTGACACCTCCACCAAATAGCCAGCCGCCTGTGGTGGGATCAGCCGGATACTGTCCCGCTGGTGGAGCGATGTTGATGCCGAGGTTGCCATCAGCATCCAGCGCCACGCCAGCATGTGCATCCACGTATTGCTTGGTCGCAGCTTGCATTTCTGTGGTGGGATCGGCGGGCAGTGTAATGGGCTGGTGAACCGTTATGGCGGTTGTCGTTAGTTCAAGCACATAAGTCGGCGGCGTGCTACCGTCGGACAGTGCCGGCATGGCGGCAAAACGCAAATAGCCAACCATGTTGGCGATAGCCCACCAATTGCTCTCACTCGCATCGCCGATAGCAAGTGCCGGATTGGCGCTATTAGTTGTAATTAATACCTGTTGACCGATGTTATGGGACGACCAGCCGCCCGCGTTGCCATACGCATGTAGCGGGCCGGTCAGCGTGCCGCCACTCAGGGGCAGATGTGCATCGACATACTGCTTGGTCGCAGCTTCATTGCCAGCAGTCGGATCGTGGTCCAGATACAGCCCAACACCTGACCCAACGAAAATTTGGGGGCCGTTGAACCCCATCACCGTCTGAGAACCAGCGACCACATTCAACCAGCCGCTGGTAACGCTGATACCGCCCCAAGCATCATACAGCGATATGTGCTGCGAGAGGTCGAGCGGGTTGGTCACTAATCGCTGGCCAAAGTCGATTGCGGCGGCGGGATAGAAAGTTCCCGTTGCATCTAGTGATGCAAGCCACGTTAACGCAGTCCCCGCCGCGTCCATTTGATACCAGGAAAAGCTAGTAGCGGCACCGGCATAAGCGTTGATGAAGTCGGCTTCGCAAGCGCCGCTGCTTAAATTGTAGCCGAGATACATCCCGAAATTCGCGGCAGGAACAACGCCATTTAGATTCGCATTGATGAACAGGGGAGGCGTGTCGGCGGGGTTCGCGTAAATCGCCACTGTTCCGTTGATCGTGCTAGGTCCGCTCAGAGGCAGGACCTGACTCCAGGTTGCATTCCATCTTCCGTAAGCAAATCCATCCGATGGTGCTTCTCCTAGCCCCCCTGGCGGTCCTACCTCACCCTGCGGCCCTTGAGGTCCAGCAGGTCCGGTTGCGCCGGTCTGTCCTTCAGGTCCTATCGGGCCTTGCGGACCTGGAACCGTTGAGTCTGCTCCAGCCGGACCCTGTGGTCCGGTTGCGCCGGTCGCTCCAGTCGTGCCCTGCGGGCCTTCAGGTCCTGGCGGGCCTTCAGGTCCAGGCACAGTCGACGCCGCGCCCTGCGGGCCTTGGGGACCGGTTGCGCCGGTCTGTCCTGGCGGGCCTTGCGGACCTGGAACCGTTGAGTCCGCTCCAGCCGGCCCCTGTGGTCCAGCAGGTCCTGTCGGGCCGGTCTGTCCTGGCGGGCCTTCAGGTCCAGCAGGTCCTGGTGGTCCTACCACCCCGCCGCCGCTGGTCTGGTCGACATAGTGCTTGGTCGCAACCTCGTTGGGCTGGGACGGCTCGTATGCCATCGTCTGCCGTCCCTCGACGTGAACGAGGGGCGTCGTCATGGTCACGGTGCTGGATGCATTCACCTCGACCTGGGGAACGGTCATGGTGTGCTTGCCGGTTGCGGTCACTTCAATGTTGCCGCCGTTCGCCAGCTTGACGACGCTGCCTGCATTGTCATGCAGCGCGACCTCGCCCTGCTTCTGATTGCGCAATCTGAACTCTTGATTGCCGGTTGCCACGATGACGCCATTCGACCTGTCGCCAGACGCGAAGATCCCCATCGCGTCTGATCCTGGCGGCGCATGCGATGCCAGACCATAAATTTGCAACGTCGGCATGGCGTCGATTGTCTCAGGCGGGAAGCCTCGGACCTGGACGCGATGAACCGGCCCGCTGTCATCCGTCGCGGTGATCTTCAGCGGTGCAACCATCATCCGCGCCGCCCGGTAAAGCCGGTCAGTCACGCTGCTCATGGCGCATTCGGCTTGGTCGGATTGAAGTTATTCACGTCTTGCTGTGTGACCAAGGTATTCGGTGAGGTGGGCGCAACCGAGAAGGCTTCAGGTGGCCATAGTGATACGTGGCAATGCTGACCGGATTCATCGCGGATATACGACACGTTGCCAATCAGCCAAGACTTGTTGGGCAACTTCAATTGCGGTGCGCTGATGGGTGCCAGCATGTTCGGTGCCCACAGCTTGCCGGATGCATCACGCCAGGAGTCACAGACGACATTGAAGTTGAACGATTGCCCCCAACGTCTTGCCTTTTCCCATGCGGCACGCTGACCGGCCAGCGGCTGACCCAGCACGAACTGTTCGGAAATCACGTAGAGCTTGCGGAACCGGGGAACGTCTTCATCCTTCACCACCACGCCGATCTGCGGCATGTTCACCCCGGCATCCGTTCCAAGTGCTGCAACCGAGATCAGATGGCCCTCGTATTCCGAATAGCGTTGGTCCATCGAGAACATGACATCCGCCGTCTCGACGTTCTCACCAATAGCGAAGCCGGATGCCATCGACTCGGTGCCGACTGTTGCCAGCATGATCGAACCGTCGGGCATATCGTAGACCAGCAGCCGCGAGTATTTGGTCACGCGGTCGATGATGTCCCACACGGTCTCGCCAAGGTTGATGTTGAATTGTGGATAAGTTGGCAGATCCGATGCAGTGGTCTGCACCGGCACCTTGTAAGGCTTGGCCAGTTGCCGCGCGATGGTCAGCGCGTCGGCGTGGACAACCTGCATCCCTGGCTTGGATTCCTCACCCGCGCTGATGCCTTCCACCAGCGCCGAGCAATCGCACAGGTCCTGCGACTTGCTGCGGCCTTCAACGCGGATGGTGTGCTGTCCTGGCGCGATGCTCGAAGCATACCGATCAACGTATCCGGTCATCACCAGATCGGACCCGATTCTGACGGTGCATGGTTGTCCTGGCTTCAGGTCGATGTCAGGCGCGTTCGGATACTTTTCCGTCACCTCGATCGAGAACGAGGCCGGGATGCCCTGGAGCGGTCGTGTTACCGTGACACGCTGCCAGCCTGACAGGACCTGATTGCCGACCGTCAGGGACAAGGTATCCGTGGACCCTGGTGGCGTTCCGCGTGGTGGCACGCCATGCGCTCCGCTCATTGGCTGAGTGTCGGGAAGCTGACCGGCAGGAACAGCGGATGGGCCGGCAAGGCTGAACCGACAAGCTGCGGCTCCCTGGTCGTGTCCTGGTAGAGCGTCCAGGCTTCAGTCAATGACGGCATGGGGGCAGTCGTGCGAACGTCCACCAGCCAAGCAAGGTTTGCGCCGCGCACGGCAAGGTCCATCGCGACAGCCGTGCGCAAGCTGCGCAATGCCTGATAGGTCGCATCCCTGCCGGCGTCGGCGGTCCTGGTCGCCTGCGCGTCCAGCGCATCGCACACGGCATCGCGGGTGGCTAACGCATCCTGGTAGCTGACCGGCTGATATGCCTGTGTAGCGCCTGCCAAGGCTGCGCACGCGGCACATCTCAGGTTGTCGGCAATGGCGTCCTGGGCCGTCTGCGCCTTTTGCGCCAATGGACCGAAGCCAGGAACCGGCACCGGCACCCAGCCGGCCAGGATCAGCAGCAGCCGGATCGCGTCAGCCGGATCAGATGCTGACTCGGCTACGGCATTGCACAGCGCCACGCCTGCCGCCGCGAAGTCATCAGATTGCGTGCTCACAGCAGGCTTGCCGTCAGGTTGACCAGACTGGACGCGGCCAGGACCGCCGAGCGTGCCTTCGTGGCATCGCTCAGAACGCTTTGGACGGTCGCGGTGGCTGGCTGCATGGTTGTGCGGCTGCCGGTCCCAAAGCGCCCATAGAAGCCTTGCAGACCGCGCACGCTGTTGAATATGCGCGAGGCATCGTTCATCGCGCCGGATGCCATGCCGGTGAACTGACTGATGCCAGCCGTTGCCTGCCGTGCGACGTTGCCGATGCCGGCCAGCGAAATCCCCAGGTCCGAGGCGGATGCCATGTTCAGCGCGCCGGCTTGCGCCAGGACGTTCTGACCTGTGGCAATCATGGTCGACGGAAACTGGACATCGCCGGCAATGATGAATGAGAACTGAACCTCGACCACGCGGCCACGCTCGCGCCGGTCGGTCACCTGGAACTCCAGCATGACGCATTCGATGGAACCAAGCGTGGGATGCACCAGCGTTCCAGGTCCAGGTTGCTCGCAGGCGTCAATCATGGCGTCCCGCTGCTGGTAGACATCATCGCCCACCATGAATGCCTGGACCGAGAAGCGCCGGGGCAGCTTCCCCAGGTCTTCTGCCCAGGCATCATCGCGGTATGGGTATTCGTGGATGGCGACACGCCGGCCCGCCACGGTATCGCCGGCATCCAGCACGAAGCCTACGCCGCGCCAGGACCCCGGCTGAAGTTGCAGGAACCATGAACCATCGGCCCAGCTTTCGCCGGTATTGTCGATGATGCGGGACGTTCCAAGCGTCTGCGTGGCAAGCCCGGTGAAGTCGCTCATATGCTGGCCATGTCCTGGTGTTCGACGCGCACTGGCGACACGTTCACTGATCCTGATCCGGTTGCCGTTACGGCACTGTTCGGCGGTGGGTTTTTATGCGTGATGGAGACATCCACCGCGCCGTTGACCGGCTGCTGCGCAGCCTGCGCTACCTGGACAGGTGGGCCGGCGGCGACCGGCGGTGCCTGCGCCTTGGCAATCTGCTGCGCATAGTTCTGCCGCACGCCGACATTGCTGACGGCTGGACCTTCATATTCGCGCTCGAAAATTGCCGTCGCTTCATCTCGTGACTTGGCGGCGCGCATTCGGTCCATCATGCCGGCATACTGCGGCGAGTTTAGTTCCTCGCGCATGAAGCCATAATTTGCTTCGTCGCTCTTGGGGTCCAAGCCGTTTTTCTTGGCATATGCCTCGAAGGCGAGCCGCCGTGGTCCTGTCCACTGTGCCCAGCCGAAGCCGCCGCGCCCGCTGATCGGCTTGCCTTCCTGGACGGCTTGCAGCCCAGACTCAGCTTGCAGGTTGCCAACCATGGCTGACGCCGTATCGCTCGACAGGTTCAGGTCAGACGCCAGCTTGTCACGGATGGCTGCGCCGCGCTGCGCGTTGGCTTGCGGCAGGTTCATGGGTCCTGGTGCTGCCTGCTGCTGGATGGCTTCAGGACCTTTCCACAAACGGTCCAGGCCCTGTTCGAGCCAGCCGCCGCCGCCTGCTGGTCTGCCCTGGCGTTTCATCATGTCTTCGTAGCTGAGTGTTTCGCCGGTCTGCTGATTGTGGAAGGTGGGCAGGCCGAACGCGCCGCCTGACTGCTGATCGAAGCCCATCGCCTTCGCTTTGTCTTCGATGTCCTTCTGTCCTGCCTTGTTTTTTTCATAGGTGGTGACCAAGGCAAGCGCAGCAGCAATGGGGGCAAGCGCAGCAGACAATGGACCAAGTGCCACCACCACCAGCCGGATTGAGTTGACCATGCCGACGCCCCACTTCAGCGCGAAGGCTGCGGCAATTGCCTCGGCAACATCTTTGATGGTGTCCAGGTGTGTGACCACCCATTTAAGGCTGTCGATCATGCTTTGGATGCCGGCTTGCACCTTGGTCCAGTCAACATTCTCCAGCCACGCCGCAAACTTGGTCGATATGTCATTAATCGCTTTGATGATGTCGGGAGAGTGCTTTTCCACAAAATCATTGAAGTGCTTCAGCAGCGGGCCGAAGTCACGCGCCAGCACCACTGATATCTGCTGGCCCAGGTGGTCGAACGCCACGCCTGTCCGGCCTTGCTCTTCAGAGAACTGTTGCAGGGTGGCTTTCTGCTCGTTGGTAAGTTCCTGGTAGCGGCTGGCATCTCTGTCCACCTGATCATAGCTCGTGCTCATCTGGCGGAACGTCTCGACCAGTTGCTCGCCCGAGCTACCGAGCAATTCATTAGCGGCCCGCGCGCGATCGATTGGGTTCTGTATAGCGGCGAGCTTTTTGATTAGCTCTGGGAATACTTTATCAACCGCAGTGATAATGTGGCCGTTCGCGTCGCGGACATTGATGCCGAGCTTTTGGAACTGTTGCGCAGCGGCGGCAGCATTGCCGGTGCCAACATTCATGTTGCCCAGCGTGGTATGCAGCCCCTTTAGCCCCGCCGTCATATCCTCGGCGTTGCCGCCTGCAAGCCGCGTCATATCCTGGAAGTGCTGCAATTGCTCCGTGGTGACGCCGATGTCATCGGCATTCTGGACCAACGTATGCGACCACGCGGCATACTGCGACACCAGCTTGACCATGCCGGCAATGGACGCCGCGCCGGTCAGCGCGCCCATCACCGGGACGATGGCAGTCAGGCTGCGCAGGACGGTCGAGGCAGCTTTGCCGATCCACTCGAAACCCTGCGCAACCTTGCGCAGACCGGATACGTCAACGAAGCGGGATATCTGCCGCGACATGCGGTCCATCGGCGCACGCATCGCCGTGATGCGCCGGTTGATTGCCTCGATTTGCTTCGACGCATTGTCAACGACGGAATAGGTGACGGAATATCCAGCCATTAGCGGCTCGCTGCTTCCTTCTCGCGTTCTGCAATGCGACGGGACTGTTCAGCCCACCAGATCAACTGCGTTCCGGTCAGGCCCCATGCATCATGCGGTCCCCAGCCCCAGAAGCGCGTCAGGTCTGCGATGAGTTCTCGCCATCCTCCGGGGTATCTTTCAATATGGCGGACAAAAAACTGAAGGCTTCCTTCAGTTGGCTGTTGCGCAATTCCAGCACGACCTCGCGCGGGACCTTGGCCACGGCGGCGATCAGTGCAATCTGGTAGCGCCTGAACATGTATGCGGTCGGGTCGCGCACATTCAATTCAAGCTCGGCGCGTTCCAGTTGCTTCGCAGTCGGTTCCTCCAGGTGCAAGTTGGTGAACCGTTTCTTTTGGAACGTCACGTCGATGTCCATGTCCAGCGTGGCCGGAAGCTCCGGCTCGCTGACATCCGCGAACTCACTGTCCATGATGTCCATGGATTATGACTCCGATACGTCGATACCATCGAAGCGGACCTGGAAGGTCCCTTCTGCGGCTCGCACTTCCAGCGCAGCGGTGTTCCACATGTTGGAACCGCCGACCACCTTGCCATTGGCCAGCGTCACCAGGACTTCGACGCAGCGCATGTCGTTGAAGTCGCCCACCGTGATTTCGCCGCTGTCTCGCAAGGTTGCCTCGATGAAGCCCTGGATGGGAACCTCGCTGAAGCCATGCACGCTATCGAGGCCGACCAGCGTTTCCCGTTTCCACTTGGCAGGCGACCAAGTGACATCACTGACAACCATGTATGCATTGCCGTCGATGGAAACGCCGGTAATACCGGCAAGCCGTTCACACGCAGCCATCGTTACCCCCTTACGACTTGCGGAATTGAAGCAGGATTGCGATCTGCCGGAGCTGGTTGACCAGATCAACCGGCGCGAGAATCTTCACCAGACCGTCACCGGCATCCTCGACCACGACAGCCTTGGCGAAGGTGCTGCTGTTCTGGACATAGCCGCCAGCTTCCAGCGCGCGGTATTCACTGATGACAGACGCCCGGATCATGGAAGGATTGACGCAGTTGGAACCGGCCAGGATTTGCGTCTGATCGCTCACCAGTTTCTTGCGGGCATAGCGTGTCAGCAGATAGTTGGACAGGTCACGCGCCACGAACATCAGCCCATACATGGTTTCAACGTCCAGGTATGAGTCATCGTTCGCGCCGGCTGCGTTCTTTTGGTAGGTCGTGGCCATCCGTTCCAGGATCACCGTATCGTCGTCGCCGACGCGCGTGCTGCTTAGACCGTCATAAAGCAGCGTGTTGCGCTCCCCGAGTGTCCAGCGATCAGGAACCGGCGGCGCTTTCAACGTGGTGTTGATGTATTGCAGTGGCAGACCTGGATCGACGCGCAGGCTGGCAGCCGACGCCGCGCACACTTCAGTCGCCCATATCCAGACCGGATCAGGCGAGCCATTGAACGGCATGACGGACATGTGCTGGTCATTGCGCCCGATGCCGAAGGCAGTGCATTCCCCCAGCGTCCCACGGAATGCCGCGAACGCGCCGCCATAGATCATCTCCTGCCAGGACCACCGGCCAGACGCATCAGACAGGAAGGCTTGCAGGGCATTGAGCGATGCCGTGTCATTGTAGGGCAGACAGATGAAATCGAACGGCGCGGATGACAGGTTCGCCAAGCCATTCGACAGGCTGGGGTTCGCGGTCCCGCCAGCCATGGCTGCAATCGTCACCGTCAGACCTGGCACCGGGTATTCACCGCCAGCCGTGCCCAGGTAGTTCTGCTGAACCTGGATGTCATTGCTCGCAAGCCCTTTGTTCTTCGCGGTCAGCGTGATCACGCCAGCCGCCGCCGCAGCCGTCACGGCAAGGTCAGGGTTGGCAGTGATGGCAGCCGCCAGGGCAGTCCCAGCAACCGCAGCCGTGTCGCCAAGGTTGACAACTGACTGGACCAGCACGCCGCCGATGTAGATATTCAGCGTGCCTGGAGCGGTCGCGGTGCCGGCAAGCGTGATGGTGCCCACTGCTGCCTGACCTGCTGCATTGTCAGCCAGCGGCAGCATGTAGACCGCGCCGAAGGTGTCAATCGACAGGTAGCGTTGCGCCATCTGTGCCAGGATTGATCCTTGGCCGCATAACGTCAGGACCTGCGCCACGCTTTCAATCAAGACAGGAACATCCGGCACGGCATTGCCGGCTGCGGTGATCTGCCCGATGAGCAAGGTCTTTTGCAGAACCTGCGACGTATTGGCTTGGCTCGGGTCCATCTCGACGTAGACGCCGGGGACCCGATTGCTGCTTGGATAGTAAGTGAAGTTGATACCCATCGTCATTCCCTCCCAGCGGGCAGCGTTGCAGCATTGTCATCGGGCGCCGGCGGATCACTGGTCACATCGCCGTCCCGCAGACGGCGCAGCCAGAACGAGTCCCCGTCAGGAACCTCGCGGCCCTCTGCCGGCAACAGTTGGAAGTTGCGAGGATCGCGCACCGCACGACCCTCTACGGGATAAACCATCATATGCGCGACTCCTTCAGCATGTGTCGGTATAGAGCTTGATGACGGCAGCCGGGTCCGGGTGGTCTTCGACGGGTGCCAGATGAATATCAACGTCGATCTCGCGGATCGGCACGCCGACAGGCTGCACGCCGTCAGCATGGGTGATCATCCAGTCAAGCGTGAAGATGTATTCGTAAAACAGACGAGCGCGGTCCAGGTTCAGCATTCGCATTCCGCTGAACGCAGTGCCGCGCACCATCCGGCATTCGCCAATCACCAGATTAAGACACGAGGCGAATATCTGCGTTTGCACTTCGTCCAGGTCCATGATCGGTGCCTGTCCGCGTCGGTCAGTCTGCGCGTCGCATTCCACGACGACGCCGATGGTTTTATGCACCGTCTGTCTTAGACCGTTCCAGACCTGATTGGGGTCTGCTTCCTCCTCCAGCGGGCGCACATAGGCAGACGGCAGCGGCATCGACGTGTTGTAGTTCTTTAAGCCAGCTTCAAATTCGGCAGTGCCGGCAACACGACCGGCGAACATCGGCGCATTTTTGCGCAGTTGGGAAATGAATGTGGCGATGATCACTTGGTCTGCTTCCAGGTCAACGCCTTGGACAATGCCAAGCGCACGCGCCGGTCTAGCTCGGGACCTTCCTGCTGCATGACACGATCCAGGAACGGGCGCGGCTCCAGCACGCGGCGCGTATAGACGCCTTTCGCACGCATGCGCCGGCCAGTGCGCCGGTTGATCGGCTTGACGGCATGCCCGCCAGGATTGCCACCACCATGCGCGCCAGCTTCCAGGAACAGCGCATAGAACTGGCGTGCCCGCACGGCAAAGCCCTCGCCGGTTTTATAAACGAACGTCTTCAGCGAAGACCGCAGATCGCCAGACACGCGCACAGGCGGGTCCCCTGGCGTGCTTGCCCGATACCTGCCTGAAGGCGAACTGTAGAAATGTCCTCCGCCCTGGCTTTTGTTGATCATGCGCGCCGTCTTGGTCCGCACGTCATTGCCGGCTGCGCGCATCAGTTTCTTAACCTCGCGCGTGTCCAGCATGACGCCGCCCCAACTAGAAACGGTCAGCTTAAGGTCGCTCATCCCTGCGATACCTTCACCGCGAAGTCGGCTGCTGGATCAGCCCACAGACTGCCAACCTGCGCAGGATCAGCGGTCGGAAGGATGGCACCGGTCAGCGGCAAGTTGGCAGCGTCACCGGCATCTACGTAATCTTTGTTGGTGAGATGACTACCAAGCACGGGCACGCCACCGAAAATCGGATAGCCGTTCGTGACCGAAAAACTACCGGACACAGTCACGTCGTTCGCGGTGACCCTTAAAGCCGCGACACCTGTAGCCCCGCCGCTGAAACTCATCATCCCCATAAAGACAGTCGGTATGCCGGAATAATCGCCGCCATAAACGCCGACGCCTCGATTGTTGGTCACGTCCCAGAAAGTTATGGAATTGTTGCCTTGCCCAGACCCTGCGGTCGAACGCAAGAAGATACGCGACTGCCCGGTGCCTGAATCAACAATCAAGCTACGCCGTGAAGCCGTGCCGCCTAGCGTCAGATCGCCGGTCAGAACACCTCCACCAAGCGGCAGATAGCCTGACAGATCGACGGGCGGGATAGCTGCGACCAATGCATCAACATACTGCATGGTCGCTGCGTCCAGCGGGTTGACCGGATCATCTGCCAGGGTCAGCGGACCCACCATCGTGCCACCATCAAGCGGCAACCATGGTGCAGGCGCATCCATGGCAGCCTGGAGCGCGCTGATCTCGTCAGCGGCTGCCTGGAAGTTGGCGCGCATGTCGGCAGTGTAGGCGTTCGGACTGGCCGGCTTGGTGGCGTCGATATTGCTGGTCATGTCCAGGTTGCATCCCAGGTGGTGCTGCCGCCGTCCCAGATGACGTTGGAATAAGGCTCGGTCAGCAGCAGGTTGCGCGTTGCGTCACTGTCATCCGGCGTGGTCCTGCTGCGCTCAAGTTCGCATTCCAGTTGGATGAACCGCTTGCGGCCGGCAATCTCCAGCGACCGGCGCACCCGGTAGACTTCGCTGCGCAGGCTGCCGTCTGGCCGCTGCGTCGTCCTGATCACCACCTCGATGGTGGTCGGGTAGTCCTGCCAGCGGATGAAGATCATGTGCGTCGTCGGCGTGTCGACCTGGACCGACTG